GGCAGCGGGCCTGCCCGCTGTTGAACGGACGCGAGGGCGCCGTCGCGTGGCAAGGATCGTGGCGCTTCCAATCATCCCGTTCGTGAGAGGATCTATTCCATATGGCCGAACCCAAGAAGCCGCACGCCGAAGCGAAGGTGACGGTCGTCGAGAACCTCGACGACCTCGCTGCGAAGCGGCGCGGGCGCGTCGCACAGCACGATCCCGAAGAAGCCTCCGAGGGCCAAGCCGAAGGCGACGGCGACGTCGTCGGCATCGCGGCCGCGCTCGGTCGCGAGGTCTACACCTGGACGTCTCCCTTTTCCAAAGACGCCACCGTCGAAGTACGGTTTCGCCGTCCCAAGGGCGGCACGCGCGAGCTCGTCGCGCGCGTCCTCGGCGCCGAGCAATCGCAGAACCAATCGCTCGTGCGCGAATACACGGCGCTGGCCTCAATCATCGAATTGAACGGCGATGCTGTGCGCTCGCCGAGCACGCTGCTCGGCTTCAAAATGCTCAAGAAACGCGTCGGCTTCGTCGGCCCGGACGAAGAGGACTGGTTCGACGAGCCGATCGCCATGTTCACCTTCGCCTACGAATGCGCGATGTATCCCGAGCAATTACAGGCCGCGGCGGAGATCGAAGGCTCGGGCCTTTCGCCTGAAGACGAGAAGCGCATCTTGCGCATGGCGGGCCTGGTCCGCCCAAAAGCCTCGCCCAGTCGCTCTACCTAAATCACGTCCTCGATCTGCTCGCGCACAACGTGCCGGCACACTGGATCGAGCAGATGGACGACGAGACGATGACCGGCTGGGTCTGGGCCGCGCAACTATACGACGGAACGCACGTCTGGAGCGATTTTGCCGGGCGGCCCGTCAAGAAAAAAGAAGGGACGTGAGTCGATGAACCGGGCGTTTGCGAATCTCGACGCGCTCGGCTCCTTCATCGGACGGATTGCCAAGCGCGAACGCAAATGCGACGAGCGAGCGCGCACCGCGGTCGCCTCGACACTCACGAGCGCGATCCAGAATCGGCTCGGCAAACCGTCGCTGCTGTTGCCGCGCCTGGCCGATTCAACCCGTCAGCGACGCGTCGCACTCGGGTACCCGGCCGACACGACGCTCTTGATGACGGGGGCGCTGCGCGAGTCGATCTCGCACGCGACCGTCGGCCTGCGCGAAACGGACGTCGGCTCGTCCTCGCCGTACGCGCCCTACCACGAATTCGGCGGCTCGCGGAAGGGCAGGCCGCCGAAGCGCTCGTTCATGGCATCGACGGCGCGCGAGGGTGATCGCGGGTTATTCGCACTCTACACAGCCGAAATGCGAAAACTCCTGGGGCTCTAGTTCGTTCGACTTGGCTGCGGGATGAGGTCGACGGTCCCGGTCGTGACGCACACTTTTTGGCCGTTGGACCGCCGCGCAAGAATGAACCCGTGCGGAACCGTTGCCGGCTTGAGAAACGTCAGCACTTCGCCCTTCTTGAGATTGACGAAGTCGTTCTTGGGCGTTGGCTGAACGACAGGGCTTCCGTTCACGTTCTTGGCCGGCGTCACAAAAAGTTCGGGGTGATCAAAGAACTTTTCGCATTCGGCAATCGTCGGCGGGACGTTGATGTTCGCGACCACGCGGTAAATCGTCTTTCCGAGCGTCTCGCCCCGCGCTCGAGCGCGCGTTGGATGCGAGGCGAACGCTATCGTCAGCGCGACCAGTAGCGCGAAAGCGATCGCAAGACCTCGAAAAAAACGACGCACGACACGTTCCGATTTGTCGTAGTCTCCGAAGAGTGACGCGAGCGCGCGCCGTTCGCCCCAGCTCAAGCGACCGGACATGATGAGCGCGCCGATGTCCGCCCGTTCAGCCTCGGTGAAGCTGGACACGGGCCGGCGCATGTACGATTCGAAGCGCTCGCGGGGGGTCACGCGGGCATCCTAGCACGTTCCGGGGTCTGGGGGTAGGCAGTGGCGGCGACCGCATGGACCGTGCAGATCCGCCTCATGACCGCCTCGAACGCCCCGGCCGTCTTCGGGAAGCTCGCAAAGACCGTCAAGCAGGGCGAGAAAAACGTCACGGCGCTCGGCCGGGCGATCACGGCGCTCGATAAGCCGCTGATGTCCGTCGAGGCGCGGATTGCCGCGCTTGGAACCGCTTTCGGGGCGATGTACGGGGCGGCAAACCAGTCGTTCCGGGACACCGCCCGATCGGCGGCCGGGATGTCGCGCACGTTCGTCGGCGTCGGCCGAACCTCCAGCGCATCGCTCGACGCCGTCAACGTAACGCTGAGCCGCGTGCGGTCCGGCGCGAACCAGGCCGCGGCGGCGATCGGGAACCTCGCGCTTGCGGCGCACCGCGTCCCACGCGCGATCGGCGGTCCGACCGTTCAACCGTCCACCGTGGGCGTTGTCGGCGCGGCCGGCGGTGGCCTCATGATGAGCCCGTCGATGCTCCTCGCCTCGGCGGCCGGTGTCGCCGGCGGCGACGTGCTCTTTCACGGCATCCGCGGGGCTTCGAATCTGCAGAACGCGACGCTGCAAGCGGCGATCGCTACCGGTCGCATGGGAACCAATCTCGGCGCCACGACCGCCAATATGTCCGATTTCACCGACATCGCCATGCGCATGTCGATGATGACGGGTCAGAATATCGGCGATTCTATGGGCGTCATCTCCGCGATGGCTTCCGCCGGCGTTGCTCCCGAGCAGCTCAAGACGATCTACAAACCGATCGCACAATTCACCGACATATTGCACTTTGGCAAAGACCGGATGGACTACGGCGAGTCGGCAAAGCTCGGCGCCGGCATCGTGCACGATCTTCGCCTCTTCTCTCCCCAGGACACCGCGTACGGGCTCGGGCGAATCGCGCAGCTCGGCTACCTCTCGCCGCACGGCACGGCGCAGATCATCACGCAGATCCGCCGCATGGCTCCGACGCTCGAAAACATCTTGCCCGGGGACAAGCGGCAAAAGGCGACGACGATCACCGAGATGGCCGCGTGGGCGGACCGGATGGGCAACCTTCCGTTCGCAGGATCCGCCATTTCGCAAATGGTCACGCAGATGATCGCGCCGCGTTCAAAGCGTGTCTTCCAGTCGATGAAAGACCTCGGCATCTACGATAGCAACGGCACGAATCGATTCTTCGACCGAAAGACCGGCCAATTCGACGTGATGGCCGCGCTTCGCCAAGTCGCGACGACGTATAAGAACGCATCGAACAAAGGCGATATCACGACCGCACTCTTGCAAAACACGCAAAACGCGGCGCGGATTATGCAAGCCTTGACGAGCCCCGACGCGCTCAAGGCAATGGATCGAATCGTGGCGCAGCGCAAGGCGATGGGCAACGATCCCGTCGACTGGATGAACCGCGTTCAGATTCAACTGATGCAGCAACTTTCGACGCAGACGCAGCTGCTGACATCGAACTTCGCGACGCTGATGACGACCATCGCAAATCCGCTCATTCCGGATCTGACGCAGCTGATCGGAAACCTTGCGACCATCACGGGCAACTTGGCGGTGTTTTTCAAGGACCATCCCGGTGCAGCGAAAGCCGTCGGCGTCGGCCTTGGCGGCGTCGCGGCCGCCGGCGCCGTCGCCGCACTGATCACGGGCGGGTATATCGCCGATACCGTGTTTCAGTCGCTGCGTTATCCGATTCGGCGCGCCCTTGGTCACGGCAGCAGCGTTCTCGCGCGAGATGCCCTCGGCATCGGCAGCGGAGCAGCCGGCGCGGTCGTCGCGACGGGTGGCCGCGGTTTGGCCATGCGCGCGCTTGGAGGAGCGGGCGGCTTTCTGGGCCTCGGCCTCGCCGGCGCTTCGAAGGGGTTTGCGGGCGCCGCCGTTCGAGAGTTTGCGATGTTGCGCATCGCAGCGATCGCGGGCGGTCGCAGCATTCTCTTCACCCGCGTCGGCCTGATGGCAGTTGCCGGCGTTTTCGGGCGGCTGGCGCTGCGCGCCGTCCCGGTGATCGGGCAGCTGTGGCTCCTGATCGACACGATCCGTTTCCTCGGCAACCATTCGAAGGATATCGGCAAGGGTATCGGTATCGCTGCGCGCTGGATCGTGGATCACGGCTGGCCAATGATTCGCGACGCGTTCATCGGCTTGGTCAAGGGAATGTGGAACATCCTCACGCATCCCGGCGCCGCGATCGCGGGCGGCGTCGGCGGCGTGTGGGATTGGATGAAGAACTCGGCGGCGAACTTCGGCAAGGGGCTCGGTGAAGGGTACAACGGACAAAGCCAGCGGGCGAGTCGGACGACTCGCGGCCCGCAGAAGACGGCACAGCACACCGAGATCCATTTCCACAACACGAAGGTCACGGCGCAAAGCAGCGATCCCAAGAAGCTCGCAGACGCGTTTGTCAATCACGTCGCGAAGCATCTCCCCGACGCCGTGCGTGCCGGCGGCGGAACACCGCAGATGGGGAGCCATTCGCATTACGCCGTGATTGCGGGCAACCCGGCCGGCTAGGAGTCGCCGCAAGAAACGCCTGAGGCTCCGCCGAAGCCCCGCGCGCTGCCTCTGACGAAACGGGTCAAAAATCTGTGGATAACGAGATGCGCGACCGCCCTGCCCACGCGCCCGCACTCTACGCTGGTCTCTTCGGTATCGGTCCAGCGTTGGTCGCGATCATTCTCGCGTTCAGCGTGACGTGCGTTTCAGCTAAGGCCTCTTCAACCGATCGCGAGAAGATGGCCGCATACTGGGGCCAGATGGCAGACCTTTACTCGCAGGCGCTCGGCGATGCCACGTCCGCCTTCCAAGACGGCAATGACCGCTCGGTGACGGCGAATTATCTGGAGAATTGCAGCACCGTAGCTCGCGTTGCCACGCAGCGCCTCGATAGCGCGGACGCGCCTGCCGGCTGGGACGACGTAAAAGAAAAGCTACGGTCCGGCTTTTCGGATCTCGCGACGCGATGCGAAGACGCGAAGACTCATCTGTACAGCGGTGCCGATGCGAATCGGGATAAGGCGAGAAGCAGCACGACGGCTACGCCGCGCGATCTTCGTGCGGCTCTGCACCTCGCACGTCTGCACTACATGGCTTCCGGGGGAAGCGGTTCAGATCTCCGCTTAGCCGGAACCTAGCGGCAGCGTAACCCACTGATCGAGGTCGATCCGGCCGAGATCGAGCACGTGCCCCGGCTTGCCTCCTTCGGGCTCGGTCACCCAGCCGTGATCGACGTGGTATGCGAGTATTCCGGCGACTTTTCCGCGGCCGAGGTACGCAATTTCAACGCGCTGGCCTTTGAGGCTGAGAAGCTGTTCATTCATATAGATCGTCCCTTTCCCGTCACTAGCCGGTGCGATCTTAGGATAATGGGCAGCCGCGCCGGTTTCGCGCCTTTTTAGGCGATTGTAAAGATTTCGCCCTGGTAGCTGGCTTTGCTCGGTCGAGGGAGTCACGATGCAGCAGCCGGAGATATTTGCGCTGGGCGACGTGGTCTTCGACGCCGTGCAGTTCGAGGTTCCCGAAGACCTCGACCTCGCCAAGACGACGCTCGGCGGAACCATGGAGATCCCGCAAACGGACGGAACGCCGGCCGTGCGGGCAAGCCAGACGCTCGGCGTGGTGTGCGATCGCATCGAATTTGATGCCACGCTGCTCGGACTAAACGCCGAACAAAAAGCGCAAACGCTCGAGGCGATGCAGCTGCAGCAGCAGGTGTACTCGTTCCAGCGCGCGGCGCGATCGTACGACGTCACGATCTTTGCCATCACGCTGAAGTATCACTCGTCGAACGAAATTCTCTACCACATCGAGCTCGAGCCGATCGCCGAGACGACGGCCGGCATCGCCTCAAGCTGGCCGAGTGCGAATTCGCAGGTCAGCGATTCTGAGCAAGCGATCGCATCACTGATCGACACGGCCCCGGCCGATCCGAACCTTGGCCCCGCGATCGAGAGCGCCGACGGAGTTCTCCAGGACCTCGCCGACATGGACTTGAGCCTTGGGGGTCTGACCGGCGCGGCTGTCCAGAGCTCAGGGATCTTGCTCACGATTCTCGCAGCGATCGACCTTTTTCAAGCGGTCGTCAACGATTACGCCGGCGCGACCGACGTCACGAGCGTCACGTCGTACCTCTTCGCCAAGCAGATGATCGGGTCGCTCTCGATCCTGAGCGCCGCCCTCGGCAGCTTCACCGGCAGCAAGGCGCCGATGTTCGAAACCAACGGGATGGATCTGTACACGATCGCGACCCGCTACACGGGTGACATCCGAAACGCCGACGCGATCGCCGCGGTCAACGGCATTTCCGACCCGTTCAACCCGCCAGCGCAGATTCAACTCCCGTCGTTCTGAGGTAGCCGCATGCCGCAGCCGGGTGCATTTCGCGTCGCCGGCAGCGCGTACATCAACGGCATGCTCGTCCCGGCCACGTCGTGGTCCGTCGAGATCAACGCCTACTCGATTTCTTCCGCGCTCGAGGCGACGATCACGAGCGCCTCGGCGCGTGGGTTCGCGGCCCTCCCCGATTGGGGAGCTCTCATGCAACAAACCATCCCGATGAAGATGGCCTTCAGCCTCGGAGTCGGCGATAACGGTGCGCCACCGTCATCGGTTTCGCTTGAGCAAGGTTACGTCGATAGCTGCAACCGGTCGTACCACGATCGCACTGTGACCTTCACCGGCCGCGGGACGGCCTCGATCTTTCAGGATATTCAGATCACGGCGCCGGTGCTCAAGAACGCGGCCGGCAGCACGATTATCTCGAAGATGTTCGCGGACCAAAACATCCCGCTCACGGTGCTCGCCGCCTCACCGCAATACGCCGGAAAGACCCAGGATCAAGAAACGTTCGACCAGACCATGCGCGGCCGAAGCCAGTGGGACGTCATGCAGGCGATCGCTCTCGACGACGGCTTTCGACTCACGTGCCACAACGGCGCGGGAACGTACGGCCCGTACGGCCAGGGCGATCCGACCGTTTCGTACGAATGGGGCCGCGCGAAGAACGGCGGCGGCCTCGTCGAGCTCGACATCAAGCATTCGCCGCGGCGCTCGCACAACATCAAGGTCATCGCACGGTCGTACTTGCCGAAATCGCATCGCAGCATTTCGGAACCGTACGGCGTCACGAGCGCAAAGGACGGCGAGACGTTTCAGGTCGCAGCGCGACCCGGCCTTTCCAGCATGCAGCTCAAGCAATACGCGCAAGCGGTCTACAAAGATATCGCCAAGCGCGAATTTCTCGTGACGGCGACCGTCGTCCCGGACGCCGCATTCGTACAGACCGTGGCGCAGAACGGTGCAAACTTCAAGCTCAAGCTCGGCGGTCCCGATCTGTGGCCATCGCAAGCGAGTCCGATCTACGAAATCCGCCAGGTTCGATTCGAGTTCAGCGCGAGTAAGCGCGGCGGCATGCCTTTGCTCGCGCACATCCTCGCCGGCAACGTGAATCCGATCAACGAGGGAGGCTTCCTCTCGTGAGCATGCACGCGCTCGCGCAGGCGATCGGCGCCGTCTCGCAGCGCTTCAACGGGCAGCCGCCGGCGATCGTGCTCGGCTCGATCGTCTCGTACGACGCAGCCACGAACCGCGCCGTTGCGGAAGTCGATTGGGGCACGGGCTTCACGTACCAAACCCCTCCGTCGCAGCTGATGGTCCCTTGGAACGGCGCCGACTACACGGACCAAAGCGGGCCGCAAGGCGGCGAGCAGTGCGTCGTCGCCTGCCTCGATCCGTACGGAGACGTCTTCGTTATCCTTGGCTACACCACGAACGATGACGCCCCGGGCGCGAACGTGCCTTCGGGCGAGCGCAAGATCGTCGATCCGCGCGGCTCATTTGTCCACTGGGCCACCGAGCGCGGCGGCGCCGTGCGCACGTCGGCCGCCGGCTACGCTACGATCTTCGGAGGCACCGGCACCGAGGTCGGCGGCGAAAACCTCGACGAGACCAACGACGCCATCATGCGTAAATCAGACGTCGACGCGGCGCTCGCCGCGCAAATCGCGCAACTCAAGAGCGACCTGACCACATGGGCCGCGGCACATCTGCAGGGCGGCTCCGGTGCGAGCGGCCCGACGACCCTGACCGCCGTCGAGTCGACCGGTTCGACGAAGGCGCGCGCCGCTTCTTAGCCTGCGACCGGAGGTCGTCACGTGGGTGATTTCGCGCTGCCGTTCGGCGGCGATCTTTCCGCGTCTCCGAGCGGCGACTTTGCAACGGTCGACCACGACCTCAAGACGATCCAGCGCATCATCAGGCGGCTGTGCACGAACCCGCGCGTCGTTCTCCCAGACGGCGAGATCCTCGACGCCGATTACCGCTACTCACCAAGCTACGGTGCCGGCGTCGGCCGGGTCGTCGGGAGCGCCGCGAGCCAGCAGGATCTCAACCAGCTTGAGAATGCGGTTCGCCAGACGCTGCGCGCCGAGAGCGGCGTTTCGCAAGCGACGCCGCCGACCATCACCATGACGATCGTCTCGGGCGGCGTGATCTTGCGCGTGACCTACGTCTCCGCGTACAACGCCCAGGTCGTCAACCTGCCCGCGCTCGTCTTTTCGTGAGGTCTTCGACGTGGGCTTGACGCTGCAGAGCTTCAGTCAGTTCAAGAGCGCCCTGCAATCCGGCATCGTCGCGCTCACGAAGTTCATCGACGATTTCAGCGACGGATCGGTCGCAAACGCGATGACCGAAACGATCTCGACGCAGCTCGGCTTCGTGCAGTCGCAGGCGCAGCAGATCCTGCTCATCACGCGCGCGTCGACGTGCACGCTGCCCGATCTCATCACCTTCGTTTCAGACTACTACCTGTCGCCGCCGTGGCTCGGGCCGACGAACGCGAACGGCACGCTCACCTTCACGCGTTTCCAGCCCTCGTCGCAGCCTCAGGTGCTGCTCGACGGCACGATCGTACAGAATCTCACACCCGCGCCCTCAAGCGCGCTACAGTATGTCGTCACGGCGAATCCCGCCGATCCCAACTGGTCGGCGAACGCCGGCGGCCCTGGCATTCCCGGACGCACGCTCGCGCCCGAAGCGACGTCGCTATCTGCGACTGCGCAGGCCGTCACCGCCGGCACGGCCGGTAACGTCGTCGCGGGTACGCTGACCGTCATCGCGTCGCCCGGCGTCCCCTTCGATCAAGTCACAAATTCAAGCGACATCGACAACGGCAACGATGGCGAGACGATCGCGCAGCTGCAGCAGCGCTTCTCGGACTACATCTCGTCGCGCTCGGGCACGCGCTTCGCGATCTCGGCCGCCGTCGCGGGCGTCCAGGCCGGCCTCTCGTTCACGCTCAACGATCTGACCTACTTCGACGGCTCCGCCAGGGACGGGAACGGCACGATCGTCGTCGACGACGGCAGCGGCAACATCCCGCAGCAGACGCTCAACGCGATCTCGGCCGCGGTGACCGGGCCAAACCAGAAGTCGTTCGGCGCGCGCATCTGGGTGATCGCGCCTGAGAACGTCGCGGTCACGGTCGAAGTCACCGATATCACGGTCGCGACCGGCTTCTCCGAGGGCGACGTCGCCGCCGCGATCCAAGCGGCGATCGTCAGCTACGTCAACTCGAACGGCGTCGGCGGCGCGCCCGCGGGTACCGGTTCGAACGCTCCTTCGCTCAAGCTCTCGTACGTCGGCGTGGCCAACGTCGTCGGCTCGTTCGTGGGCCTCGGACCGACCCAGGGGCTGCTTTCGTACGGAAGCGTGCTGGTCAACGGGGGCTCGGCCGACGTAGCGCTGACGACCTTCCAACTCGCGCGCACGAGCGCGTCGGCCGTCACGGTCAGTTCGTAGAGGAGGCCGGGCGTGGCGCTGTTCGACGCCGGCGACTTCTACAACCGGCTCGTCGTCAATTTCCCCAAACGCTGGGCAGGGTCGGCCGCGTTTACTCCACCGAGCGGCGAGAACACGCAAGACGCGGGCTTTCTCTACTCGCTGCTCTATTCGGTTGCCAGCGCCGGCCTCGCGTTCCTGATGACGCTGTTCGCCTACGTTCGGCTGCAGACGCGACTCGCGACGACGACTGACCAGTACGCGGACCTCGCCTCCATCGACTTCTTCAAAGGGCGTCTGCCGCGCAATCGCGGCGAACAAGACCCGTCGTTCACGACGCGCATCCGCGAAGCGATCGTCGCGCCGACCGGCACGATGGCCGCGGTCAAGGCGGCCGTGCTTGCGTACTTCAACGCGAATCCCGAGCCGCAGTACGTCTTCATCGACGTCTTCGATCTGCAGAGCGATCCGATCCGCGCGGCCTATTACGGGCTCACGGACGCGCAGTTCGCGATCGTCGCGTACTACGAACCCGACAACTCTTCGTCGTGGTTCTTGGGCCAATCGTTTCTGGATCAGAACACGTTCTTGGCCGTCACGGGCGCGTTTACGAAGTCGGAAACTCCGCCCTATCCAGCTCTCGGCGTTGCGGTCGGCAACGTGAAAGACTGGTGCTACCGCCCCATCTACATCGTTTCGGCGGGCGATCCCGTCTACCAGATCTAGCAGAGGAGCGCACACGTGCCGACGGATCTCGCGCAGCAGCTCCTGACCAACCCGCTGCCCAACGGCATGCTCGTCGGTCCCGCGGATCTGCAGCGCATCCAGCAGATGATCGACGATACCGTCGACAACCTGATCGCCGCGCTCGGCGGCCCCGATTTCAACTTCACGAGCGGCTCGCTCCAAGTCGTTCCTGGCACCGGAATGAGCGTCGTCGTCGGGGGCGCCGGGCAGCGCGTGATCGCGCAGGGGCGGATCTGCGACACCTGTCCCGCCGAAACGTTCGCGGTCGCGGCCGCCGGCGGAACGGCGCGCATCGACCTGATCCAGATCGCCTTCAACCGCGCCGCTGGGTCGACGAACGTCGAGCGCAACGTGCGCGCCTCTGATGCGCCGACGGGCCTTTTCCCGACGTCCGTCGTCCTCGTTGCCGGCAGTGCGACAGTCGATTTCCCCTCGGAGTACGCCGCGGCGCCGCTCGTCTTCTGTCAGCCCATCGGCTCCGACTCGACGGCATCGGTTAACCCTTCGGCGATCACGACCACGGGCTGCACGATCACGAGCTCAGACCCGACCGATACGCGCACCGTGCAGGTCTACGCCGTCGGCATCGCCGCGGCCGCATCGGGCGTCGCGACGTCGATCGCGATGGAGAACAACTTCGCGGTTTACCAGTACGTCGAGGGCTCGAGCCCGACCGAAGCGCCGAGCCCAAGCGAAGGCTACGAAGCGTTCGCGACGATCCTCGTGCCCGCGGGCGCGACGAGCATCCTTGCCGGGAACATCACCTACCTTTTCCCGACGCTCGCGCCGCCGGTTGAGAACTTCGTCGCGCAGACGATCACGGCGCTCGGCCCGATATCGACCAGCGGCCCCTACAATGTCGAGTCCGGCGGCGGCGTGAACGCCCAGAGCCCGGGCATCTTCGGCATCGGCACGCCCGGCAAGATGCAGATCGGCGGCAAGAACACCGCCCCCGCATACGCGACGATCACGACCGATAACGAGACCGCGCTCGGAATCGATGGCCCGACGGGCGGCAGCGAAAGCGTGCCGTTCAACATCACGATCGGCGACTCGACGCCGGGAACGGCGAACCCTGACGGCGGCCTCGTTTTCGGTCACGGTGGCGCGTGCGGCAACGTCAGCGTTGCCGGTTACCAGATCGGCGAGTCAACGTACGGGCCGACCGGCGCAACCGTCGCGGGTGAAGTCACCGCCGAATCGCTCGATGTCTCGGGCGCGGCGTCGCTCGGGTCTGCTGCGATCGCGGGCAGCGCGACGGTCGGCGCGAATCTGACCGTCGACGGAACGATCACCGGCAACATCCTCGAGAACTGCGAGAGCACCGATGACACGGTGCTCATCAGCGCTGGGTCCGGCGGCAAGACGAACTTCAAGGTCAATCCGGCCGCCTATCCCGTCGGCATCGAAATCGTCGAGACGATCAACAATCTCGCGATGGGCGCCGACGATTCGCACACGGCCGCGAACACGATCTCGTTTGTGCTGCCGACAATCGCGGGCTCGAGCTGGCACCTCGAGATGCACGCGATCATGGACACGGACTCCACGGGCTTCGTTGTCGTCGCCGGCGGCGGCGCAGGCTCGACCTGGGACGCCGGCTACACGCTCGCCGATACGCCCGCGCAAGAGTACGTCGAGCTTTTCGGCACGGCGGGGAGCGGCGCGACGGTCGCGTGCACGGTGTCGCCGACGAAGGCCGCATCAACGCAGGTCTTCTCCAAGATGCTCGTGCGCGCCGTGCGCGTCGCCTAATTGCACTTCCGTTCTGAGGAGCCACGCATGTTCTGGAATTTCTTCAACCCGATCGACCTCAACGATTTTATCTTCCTCGGGCTCGGACTCGCGGCGGGCTGGTTCGCCCACCTCGCGCGTCGGCCTCGCGTGCGCTTCTAAAGCGGGCTGCCCTCGTTTCTTCGCTTCCGCTCCCGTGAGGGTCAGGCCAGATCATGCACGTCTTTGGGCTCGACGGAACGACCCTGACGCAGCTCTCGCAGATATTCTTCGGCGCCGCGTCGTTTCTCATGGCCGGGTACGGCTTCGTGCAACGGCACAACATCAAGACGTGGTTCTCACGCCGCGAAACCCTCATCGCCGAACGGAACGTCGCCATCGCGACGGCCAAGGACGCCGTGCGCCGCGCAACGGCGGCCGAAACCCTCGCCTTCGACTACGAACGCAATCTCGCGGAACTGCGTCGCTACGTCGACGACGCCCGCAAAGGCGTGGCCGAGAATTCAGAGCGCCTCGATCGCCTGCAGCGTACGGCCGAGCGCGCCGAGCAGCTCGAGCGCAAACTCGAAGCGCTCGTATCGTGGACGACGGACCTCTTGCAGTACATCGTCACGATCGAGAAAAAGGCCAAGCGCGGGGGCGTCGACCTCAGTCGCGACGCGATCCCGCCCGTTCCGCCCATCTTGGCGGATCGCTTCTCCGTATTGGAGACGCCCCATGATCCATCAGCCTCGTAGGCAGCGCCGGAGTTTCTACGTCGTTCCCGTGCTGATCGTCGCGCTTCTCCTCTCCGGCATCGTTTGCGGTGTCGCCGGCACCGTCGCGTCGTTTTCGTATCTGATCCCGCACTGACGGCCGTGGAGGTTTCCCATGTCCATCGAAGCGCGCCAGGCGCTCGTCGATAGCGGTCGCCTGTTCTTTCAGCGCGACTCGCAGCGCGCCGATCTGCTCGATCCGAACGTCACGCGAACCGAGCTGATCGCTCTGCTCTCGTATCTCGTCGACAAGGGTCACCACCTCGAGCTGACGGCCGTCAAGAGCGATCACCACGACGACTCGGACCTCGCGCCGAGCGGTGTCGGAACGCACTGGTGCGGCTGGGCTGCGGACTTCTGGCCGCTGACCGGGCCGAAGCCGGGCGCCTACGTCGACGCCGTGACGCAAACGTTCCGCGACTTCCTCGGCGATCTCGCTGGCGCGCCGTATCGCTTGCAAACGGGGCTCGGCGGCTCCGCCAATTTGCCCGAGAA